GCACGTACGTCAGCGGAGGTAGGAGCGGCTACAAGCCAACGTGTGTTGGGTTCTGTCCATGCCCACCAACCGATCTGTTCTGCGGCTGTTCTGGTCTTCCCAGCCCCCCTACCAGCCAACAGGAGCCATATCGACCACCAACTGTCGGGAGGGGCGATCTGATGGTCATGAGCTTGGGATAGCCACTTTGTTCGCCAATCGAAGGCGGCTCTGAGTTCTGGGGGGAGGTTGGCATACTGCTCTCGTACTTCATGGTTTCGCAGGAGTTCAACAATATGGTCAGCCATGCGCCTTAGCCTGCCTACGAGTCTCGATTGCCTCGATCACCGTCTCAAACGTATCGAAGCTCACCTTATGAGACAGTGGTGCTTCAGCGTCACCAGCCACCACAGTGCGCTCACCATAGACTCTGGGTAGGTACTTAGCCGCTAACCACTTCCTACCATCCATACGTAGGCGCTTATCAGCAATACTGCCTGAGTCGTACTTGATGTTGCCTGCCTCATCCACGATCTGTAGGGGCTTTTCATCAATGATCTCTTGGATTTGATTAGCCATCGTATGAGCTAAGTCTTGCCTTGCAATCTCATACATCTCAAGAAACTCAGGGTGTTTTCTTAACCACGTATATACAGTCTGTTGACTAGGCATATCGTCTAAGAGAACTATTTTCGTAACAGGTGTACCTGCGGCTAGTAGTGCGCAGATCTTGATGCCTAGCTCTTCGGTGTATTTGGATGGACGCCCACCTGCGTGTTTTGGTTGTGTTGCCATAATAATTTCAACGGCTCCTTTAACCTGTAGTTTACATGGAATCTTATTTGCTCACAATCGCCATGATTTCTTTTAGCTCTACCTCTATGGTGTCTAGCATCAACTGAAGGGTTTTAATGGCTTCAGCGGCTTTCTGAGGGTTTTGGCGACAGTATTCCACGCTCCATATCTCCTCGACACTCGTGGGACTCGGCTGTTGTCCGAAGCGTCCATACGTGTCGACAAGCTGTACACCTATAAGCTTTTCCCCAAGTGATCTTGAGTCCCCTGCTCCCGTGATCTCCACGAGGGGAAGAGGTGTAGGTGGTGATGAGTTCAATCGCTTTCTCCACTTTCAAGGAACCATATCAAGTTGATGAAGATGATTAGGACGCCAATACCTATGATTGTCCCCAACGTGAGAAGGAAAACAATCATAAGGTAATTGATCATATTTTACTCTTCTTCGACGGTAATTTTGTATTTTTTCCCAGTGACATCCAACACGTGAATGGTCTTTGTGGTGCTGTAAAACTCGCCATTGTCGCCAAGGTCATAGTTGACGTTGCCAATGTGACCAAGGATATTGTTTTCCAAATCAGGCGCTGTTAAAGCATCCTTGATGCGCTTGGCAATGTAGTCGCAGTAGGCAATCATGCTGACTCCTTTGCGTTAATTTGCGCTTCGTAAAGCCTATTGATGGTTTTGAGGCGATCAATCTCCAACATCATCTCGCCAATGTTTTTGAACTCATAGCCTATCTGGTCGTTAGCAAACGTGAGAACAAAGTCAACGCCTGCATCAAATCCTGTTTTCCAATCGTTTTGTGTCATGTGGTTCCCCTTAATCCATTCTTCCGTCGTCGTACCAACAAGCAATGCCTTCGCTTTGCAAACGCTCCATTACAGGCTCAGAAGCCTTGAATGCCGCCACGTTGCCCTGTACGAAGTCACAACGTGCCAAGTACACCTCACGAGGCAAACGCTTGCCCTTGGGTAGGAAATAGACCTTGATGCCCTTGCCCAAACAGCAGGTTCCCTCGTCCTTAGAACCCTGTTTGACCCAATTGTTGTGCCAATCATACTCACAGATGTTCTTTAATCGTGCCAACATCTCACGATCAGACTCCTCGTACACCACACGATCAGTTCCATACATAGTTACTGTTTTCATCTTTGTTCCTTTTTACGTTCCTGCTTGATTGCAGTGAAGTTAGTATAACACAGAGTTAAAGGATTGGATAGGGACTTTCCCTACCCTTTCCTTTTAATAGTCTTCGCCTGCACGAGCAGGTTGTGCGCCAGCAAACTGGGGGTTGATAGGTGCGTCGTGTTGCCATGGTTTGTTGGGCTTGATGCCAAGCTCTTCAATGTGGCGAATTGCAACGTAGTCCAAGGGCAGTGATGACCCAAGGATCATGAACACAGCACTTTTTTCTGTGACAGGGTGCGAGAACACCCGCTTAGAGCCATCATCATCTTTGATGACAACCACAAATTCTTTTTTGCCGTGACCTTTGTATTTCATGATGGCTCCTTGATTAACGTGAAGTGACTTTGACGCTGAACACAGCAGTAATTTTGGTGTTGTCAACAATTGCTTTAGGCACGTCTTTTTCTTCGTAACCAATTTTGATTGCAACTTTTTTCCAGTCAGCCTCAACACCAAGTTTGGTTGAGACCAATGCCAGCCAGTCAATGGTTGAACGGTTTGCTTCAATGTATGTGGCTTTGAAGAGGTTACCTTCAACGGTTTGACCGTTTTCTTTGATGACGTCTTTGATGGCGTCAGCTTGTTTGGTCAACTCAGCAATTTGAGCCAAGAGGTTACCGAGAGTGTCGACTTGGGTGATGGGCAGATCGTTTTTCATTTGGTTTCTTTCTTTCGTTCCTGCTTATTGCAGTGAGGTAACTTTAACACACTGTTAAAGGTTTGCAATAGTTTATTCAACTATTTTGTAGGGATTTACCCTAAGTGTGGTTTTTTGTAATCAACTCGATGGTGTCAGCAAGGATGTCTAGCTCATCCACGCTGTGGCGCTTAAAGTCGTCCCTCGTCCCATGCCAACCTTTAGAACCTGTATGGTGTGCTGGGCATAAGGGGATCACCAGCCAATTGCTTTGGCGTTGCGCCATTCCAACACCTTCCCTTGGATGATGTAGTTGGGCGGGGGTCTCACCGTACCCCATACGCCTACACATGCCACAGCCTAGCTCTGCCACGGCGTTCATCCACGCCTTCTCGTTCATAGGGTGAGCTTGTCAACAGCCCTGTTGGACGCCTCCTGTGACCTCCACACGTCGACTCGAGCTTGGGCGGCTATCAGCATCCATCGAATCTTTTCCTCCTCCTCTACGGCTTGTTTAATCGCTAACAGGTGTGCTCGATAGTTAGGGTCGCTGTACGCCTCTCGCTCCTGTGCGTTCACTGCCTCAAACCCATGGTGTAGGGCTGTCTTGCAAAGCTCTGCCTTTAGGGTCTTGCGAAGCTCTTCCATGTAGATTCGATTAGCCCTTGCTTGAGCGTATTCGCCTGACTTGGCAATGATGTAGTCAATGGCTTGGTTTGGATCAATTAGCTTGTCATTCATGTTTCCCCCACCTTTCGCATAGTTTCTTTAACTGTTTGGACTTTTTCTTTTTTTCACACACTTGGCTTATTGATTTGTCTTTTGCTTTTTGTTGCAACGTCATTGGTGGGGGCGGTTCAGGGAACAACCCATTGAACCCAACTGTTCCAAGCACGACGCTTAGGATCAGCTTATCAAGCATAGTCACCCTCTCGTGTGTGCTCCATCAACTGCTTTTGCAAACGAGTAATGCGTTTCTCGTTGTACTGAATTGCGGCATTGGCATACTCGGCGGCGGTTTCTGCCTCGAGCTTCCTGAGGTGTGCTTCTTGCAACTCCTTGGCAATGACCTCATGGATTGTTCTTGCTCTCAAGACGTCTTTGACGTACTTGATGGTTGATTCTCTAAATGTCATGTGTTCTTCTCCTTGAGTTTGGTCATCAAGTCGCCAACAAATATCCACATTCTTCCTGTCATGGAAATTTCTATATCGTCGGAAGGTTTTGCTAACGCTCTTATTTCCTTGTCGGTCAATTCGACCCACGCCTTCTTGTAGTCTTGGATGTCATCGTCTTCTTCTCTAAGCATTGCCGCCTTGACCGCCTCCATGCGTTGTTTTGCTTTTCTTTCAATGTCATTGAATGCTTCGTCTTCGGGGTTCATCATGCCAACTCCTCCACTGTTCCATCACGGTATCTCAATTCATTTCCATTCCTGCTTGGAAACTTCATGTGGTCATCAGCGCCCAATCGAACAGCACTTAACTTCAACTCAGCACCGTCGTACGTGGTTCCCATGATGTCTGTTTTGTGAGACGAAGGAAGCTTTGACTTCACCATACCCATCTCATAATATTTTTCTCGACCCTTTGTGGTCAGATACAAAACATCTTCCTCGTGCTTGGCAAATCCATCAGCAATCAATGGCGCTGTCACGTACTCATTGAATCTGGCAATAGAAATGTTGAGCAACATGTTGCGCAAGCTCTCAGGCGTTCTTGGCTGTCTCTCCAAGTGCTCCATCGAGCGGTGAATCAAAGAACCTCTGGTGTATGTCGATTTCATGGTCTCTCCTTTAAAGATGATTTACTTTAACACGCTGTTAACGGATTAGTCAAATTCGGCAATAAGTAGCCCTTTGCTTGCGCCAGCTATGCGGTAAATGGTGATGGGTTGAAAGTAGCGATCATTCACCCCTAAAGCGTCAGCCATGCCGTCCAATCCAGCCTTGGCGGCGGCTAGGCAGTTGTCAGCGTCTCTGTGGCGCTTATCAGGCATCATGAAGGTAAGGGTGAGGTGTAGGTCACCTCCCTCGTGCTTCCACCCTCTTGCCTGCTGTTTGGTGAGCCAATAGCAGGCTTCTCGATAGTCGGTCTTGGGTTTATGCATCACAGCCCAATGCTTGCCCTTGCTTCTGTTGGGGAACAGGATGGCAGGGGGGAAGTCAAACTCGACCCTCACGTCGCTCCGTCTCCATTTGGTTGACCAAAGAATCCAGCGCCGCTTTTCCACGACGCTTTGCTATGTCTTCCTTGACCTGCGCCCACCAAGCCTTCCCTTGCCCTGACCCTACTTCGCCAATCTTCTTGCGATACCTCATGATCCATTCCCTCGCCTCGCATTGGCGCATGTGGGTTATGGTCTCCTGTGAGATAGAGGCAATCAAGGGCGCAAGTCTCTGAGTGGGAAACGCCATCACGGATTTGGTCGAGGATTTGGTTCGCTTCTTCACGAGTCATCTCAGAAAATTTCATAGTCATCCACCTCGGTGAATGGGCGAACTGGCGGTCTGTCAAAGAAACTCGTTTTAATTTTTGGCACTGAGTTTTCTTCTTCGCCCCATGCATGCTTAGAGCACTTCTTCCAACCAGCACTGACTGTCCAATTGGCGTTACATCCAGCCACTTGGCACTTCAAAAGGTCTACGTCTGGTTTGTCCATGGCTTACCCCTTAGTTTGGCAAGATTCTCTTTGGCTTTGCGCACCACCTCTGGGTCAACAGGGGTTGGCTTGTATTCGATCTGTGGCTCATTTCGTGGGATAGCAGGGCCTGCATTGCAGAACTCACGGAACTTGATAGCACTCGGCGGAAAGTCCCCACTCAAGCGTCCAAAGGCATAGTCCAAGCTTGGCTTGTATGTTAAAAAACTCCCAATCTGTTCTTTCCAAATTTGACGAACAACAGGCAAGTCCATGCCATCCCAGTTACGGTTGAATGCCTGACCATAAATTCCGCCCAACATTACAAAAACGTAATCAAGACCAGAATCAATATCCACAAAATCAGCTTCCGAGTAATTTGACATTTTGTCCACTCCCTAAAAGTCCACGAGTTAGCCCAGACATCACGGTTTTGTTTGACAAGCCAGTTTTGGTCATGCTGTTGTCGGCTTTTTCCGCAACCCAATCGGCTTTGAAAGAAACCCAGTTGCGCACCACCACCTCAGTCAAAGCCCTCTCCAAGGTGTAGCCAGCCTTGTCTGCCTCTCGTTGGATACCAACCATCACCAGATCTGTAATCTGCGCCTTCTTGACTTTCCTCTGCTTAACAAACTGATCCCAAACTTCTGATGACACGCCGTCAGGCGTAGCGACGCTAGTCGCTGTATTCTTTGTTTCTTGTTTCTTGTTTATTGGTTCTTGTTTATTGTTTGGTTGAACGTCCGTTGAACGCCCGTTACTCCTGCGTTGAGCGGACGCTTTACCAGCCCTTGAAGCCTGCTCAATTTTGCTGTGGAAATGCTTAATTTCACGATCCGCACGAGGGTTTACCCAACCTTCCTCAGAGTTGTGAAAAAACTCCTCGAGGATTAAATACACCTTGTCCTCGTGCTCACGCATGCCAATCTGACGTGCAACTGCCGCCACACTGACGTTCAACGGGCGTTCGTGAAGATAGTACAGGTCGAGGAGTCGACGATAAGCCAAGTCCTCTAGCAAGTCCAGATGGTTTGTGTGCGACTTGTAGTCGCCAATATTCAATTGGTAATAATGCATTATCGAACCCCAAAAATTCACCCCTGAAAGAAACCTCGGCAGGCGGGGGTTGAGACGCTTTTCGATGGGGGGATCAATCCTCATCTAGCCGTGTTTCAAACTATCTTACACCGCCTCGGACTCCTGCGCAATCCTGTCCAATACGATGTACAAATCTGGGCGCAAGTCTTGTCTGGTGACCAATCCTTGGGTCGCCTTCTCAATGTTGATCGCCATGTGTGGTGACGCACGACGTTTGCCGTGAATCAGCAAGCTTATGTAGGTGGGCGTAATGTCTAGGTACTCAGCCATCTCCGCTTTTGCCCCACGAGGCTCGGTAGAAAAGTATTCGATTAATGTCATGCGATGCAGTATACCTTAACTCGTTGTTTGATAAAGTCCCTCAGTTTCACTCAACAATTTAAACACGGTGTTAAAACTGTGTTCTAATTCGTTCACGCCGATACGGCGGTCTTTGAAGGAAATCGATGAAAAAATTCTACATTAGCAATGCGTTTCCGCCTAAGCAAAAGCACTTGGCAACAGTCTTCAGAAGCTATCCACGCACCCTGAAAGAAGCCTTTCCCTTAGATCAAAACCACAACTCGCCTTTCATCTACCCCATGCGGTGGAGCTTTGATTGGGATCTTTTTAGAGCCTATTTGATGTGCATTGCCGTTGGCTTTGTGATGGGGGTGATGTATGCCGCCCAATAAGCTTGCCCTCAACATTGTTTTGATTGTTGCTGTGGCGGTACTTGTCCTTGACCTGTTTGTATGGCGACCATAAGAAAACAGTTCGATCAGGAATTACACGACCAATACGACACTTTTGGAAGGGACAAGATCATCAACTATTACGCCAATCAAGGAATAGAGCTTAGAAACAACCCAGACAAGTATGGGGTGGATCTGATCGCCTATGACGATGGAGACAAGATTGGTTACGTAGAAGTTGAGGTTAGACAGTCTTGGAAGGAAAACATTTTCCCCTTTGACTCTCTTCACGTCCCTGAACGCAAGAAAAAGCTTCTTGTCAACGACCTACACACCGTCTTGGTGTCAGTCAACTGTTACGGTACACGAGCATTCATTTGTGATTACCGAATCGTTTTGGCTTCTCCTTTGTTGGAGTCTCCAAACATGTACGTTACCAAGGGCGAGAAGTTCTACAAGGTAGACACTCGCTCAATCAATTTAGTGAGGTTGATATGACCTTAGAAGAGCAATATCAGGAGTGGCTTGCTAGTCCTGATGCACAACTGGAGTACCAACTCTGGGCAATAACCGAAGACCTGAAACTTACAGAAAGTGAAAATCATGATAGTAGAAGACATTGGAACATCATTCAAACCCGTACCCTCGGGCATGCACCTAGCTCGGTGCTACCAAATCGTTGACCTCGGAACCCAAAAGACCGAGTTTGAGGGCAACGTCAAGTTCTTGCACAAGATCAAGATGCATTGGGAAGTGCATGGATCTGACGAGGAAGGTAACCCCTTGGTAACCGACAAGAACGAGCCCTTAATTGTCACCAAGGACTACACCCTATCGTGGGCTGATAAAGCCAACCTACGCCTTGACTTGCAGTCGTGGAGGGGCAAACCCTTCACCGAGGAAGAACAGCGTCGCTTTGACCTAAAAAACCTGTTGGACAAGTGGTGCATGGTCAACGTCACACACAAACCCAAAAAGAAAGGCAACGGCGTGTACGCCAATGTCTCTGCTGTTACCCCTGTGCCAAGCGCTTTAAAGCTCAATGGGCTTCCAAAGGGTCACAACATGTGCAGGATATTTGAAATCAGCAAGCCTGATATGGCGATGTTTGATGGCTTCTCTGATTACCTAAAGAAGATCATCCAAGACTCGCCAGAGTGGAAAGCCAAAGCCGCTGTACCTACGCCTAAAACAGGCTCTGGGTTCGATGACATGACAGACGACATGCCTTTTTAAGGAGATTTTTATGCGGATACTATTCTTTGTACTTTTGCTTGGCGGATGCGCCGCTGGGTCGTCTTGGAATGCCAGCATGGGTCACCCATCTGACAGTTCATCGCCACCAACTCAAACCTTGATTGTTGACAAGCAGGTGCAGGGAATGTCCCGCAACGAAGTCATCACCGCCGTTCAGGAGTGTGAGGGGAGTGGTCTTCGAGCCATTGTCCTCACCACCAAACGCCAAATCAACGGTTTTGCCACTGACATTATCTTTGACATCACCTGCGCACCAAAACTGAAAACTTACTAAGCTTGGAGAAAAAATGAAAATCGAAAAGCTTTCCAAACTCAAAATTGATGTTGATTACATTGATCCAGTCACAATGGAAAAAACCTGTTCCTTTAATCAGTGTATTGATAAATTTACCGTGCAAGGAACAGATCAAATAACCACCTATCCAAAATGGAAAGATGGATTACCGCTTGTAAAGACATCTTATTTTCATGCTTGTTCAGATTGCGGCAGAAGACACATATCAAAATTAGATAAGAAAAAAAATGTTGATAGTTTTTACGATGCCGCTACTGGTGGCGGAAGTGAATTAAACAAAATAAACAAGGAAAATCAATGACCACAATTGTTGCAAGAGCGGCGGAATCAAACCATTGGTACGCCAAAGACGGTAAGCCAGCCTACAGTGTTATGGGAGCCAACGGCAAGGAACGATCTACGACCCTCAGAGACGCTCGAAAGATGAACCTTGTACCTTCGGTAACAACCATCATCAAGAGCGCCGCTAGCCCCTCCCTAGAGATGTGGAAGCTCAACCAAATGATGCTTGCCGCCTTAACCCTCCCACGAGTCGACAACGAGCCTGAAGAAGAGTTCATAGCTCGCATCCAACGTGACTCCAAGGAACACGCCAAGATGGCGGCAGAGCGTGGTACAGCCGTCCACACTGCTGTGGAGAGCATGTACTCTGGAATCATGCATGCCGAGTTTGCTGACCATCAGGCAGGGGTCTATCGAGAGATTGAGAAGGAGTTTGGTGTTACCGAGTTCCAACCCGAAAAAGCCTTTGCCCATGAGCTTGGGTTTGGTGGCAAGTTGGACTTGTTTACGACTAACTACCAAGATCGAGGGTTGGTGATTGACATCAAGACCAAGGAGTTCAGCGACCCATCAAAGGTAGCAGGCTACGACGAGCACATGATGCAACTAGCGGCGTATAGGGTGGGGGTGAATCTACCGAACGCTGATTGTGCAAATGTGTTTGTCTCGGTCACTGTGCCGGGGCTCGTCGTCATCAACAAATGGTCACAAGAAGATCTCGCTCGTGGTTGGGAAATGTTCAACGGCTTGCTCACCTATTGGCAAGCCAAAAATCAACACAAATAAAGGGATACAAATGGACTCAGACTTTTGGTTTGGCGCTTTAGGTATTGCCTGCTTCATCGCATGGCTTACCCACATCTTCACCTGCTTTTCACAAGCCATGTGGGGGTTTCTCGTTGCTGGAGCCTTGTTCTTCCCCATTGGGATATTGCACGGCTTTTATCTTTGGTTCAGTTAAGGAGTAAAAAATGAACAATTTTAAAATTAAAGTTTCAAAAGATGAATTGATTTTTATTCGTGAGGCGTTATTCAATTATTACGAAGAGTTGAATGAAAGATTTTGCGAAGAAGAAGACGAGAAATTTGATCCAATACCAGTTTTTTTTAAGTCCCCTAATACATTGGATCCTGTGATTAAACTTAAAAAACCTCATTGGACGCAAACTCCAGAAGGCAAAAAGATCATGGCTAATCGCAAACCACGAGGATGGAAGAAAAAGTGAAGAACCCATACATCACTAAAGAACAAGTCAACGAAGCCTTCAGAAATATCTATTTAGAGGAGAACTACTCCTTCCTTGAAGACGACCTTTTGAAGCTTGCTGATGGCTTCATCATGGCGGCAATGCCTGAGATACGTAAGGTGGAATTGGCAATGTGCGTAGACTTTGTAAAGTCTTTAAACCCTGATGTTGCCGTTGCCTTGCACGAGAAACGAAGCAAACTTTGACTCCTGAGGAGTTTGTTACCACCCTACTTGGAGAGGATTGGAGGGAAGAAATGCTCCCCATCCTCCTTCAAATGATCCAACAGTGGTCACAAGATGCAGGTAGGTATTACATCCTTAGAGACAACACCTTTAACATTGAGTTTACAAATGAACCCAATTCGAGAGACAATCTCACCATGTTTGACAACGCAGTTGACAACCTTGGAAAACTTCCTATTGGTGAAGATTAATGACTCTGGGGAACTAGAGTGGAACAACAAGGACTTAGAAGCCTTGGCGAGTTCCTATGATCGTGGCGAACGTAATGAAGAAACCACGAAGGCTAAGTTATTGCGATTGATGTGGGAGCAAGGGTACACCACAGCCATGGATGACATGGAATTGATGAACAAGAGAACCTACATTCTCATGAACTGCACAGCAGGTAACGCATAAAAAAACCCCCAGCACTCAGACTGGGGGAAAGCTCCATAGTGGCAACTGCGGAGTATTGGGGGAGACACCCAATTTATGGCATGGGGTTACCCATTGCATCAGTGTTCCCAAGAGCGCCCTGTGCGTTCTCTGGGGACATTTTTCTTGAATGTTGGAGCATCCACAAAGCGGCTGGTGACAACATGCTCATTCCAGCGCCTATGCCACGAGTGACTGGTGTAGGTATGGCGGCAATGCCGCTACCAAGCGCACCAAGCCCCGTAATAGCCGCACCCGCCTTATCACCCTTCTTGTACAAATCGGCGGCTTCCATGCCCTGTGTAACGGCTCCGTAGCCACCTAAAGCGCCAGTTACTTTTCTACCAAGTGGCGAGTCAAGGGCGGCGCTAGTGTAGCCAGCAACTTTTCCCGCCAAAGGAGAGATAGGGGAAGTGGGTTGGTTGGCAAGGGAAAGGCGACCCGGCTTAAACACCCCAGCCTCGGTTGGTTGTGAAGGCCCGTACATCTTGGTGACTCGACCTGAAACCTTTCCTTGACCCTTGGTTCTTTGGTACTCGGCAGAAGACTCAGGAACACTCATCCCAGACGTTTTGTTTTTCTGTCCAGCCCAATTTTCTCTCCACAAATCCCCCCCTGAGGGCGCAGTGACAGTTTTTTCTTTCAAGTAATCCATTACCTGACCAGCTTTATTGCTTGCGTAAGCTCCAGTAAGAGCGCCAGCCGTTGGGGCAACTGTTTCGGCAAGACTTTCAGGTGTTTGTTTTTCAGCCCAATTATCTAAATCAAACATGGAATCTTTAACTTTTTTGGTTAAAAATCCTTCTTCTAAATTTGCTTCATTAGGCTGAGAAGGTGGTTTTTTAAAGTCTCCAGAAGATGGTTCTGCTCCCTCAGCAGTATCATCAACAGTTGCTGTAGGTTCTAAGAAGCCACCCCAATCTTTGATCTTTTGGACGTACTCAACCGTGCTTGATGGTAGCTTTGACTCAGGATTTTGAAAAAACTTGTGATCCATGCCAGCGTTATATCCAGCCACAGCAAGCTTAGGATCACCATGCTGTTTTAATCCTTGATTGAGATACATCAATCCTGCTTCAATGTTCTTTTGAGGATCACGCAAGTCTTTCTCGCTAAACCCCAACATCTTTCCAGTGCTAGGCAAGACTTGCATAACACCTATCTCGCCAGATTCACCATCCTCTTTGGAAAAGTTCAAACTACCTTCTTTAAAAGCAATAGACACAGCCAAGCGTGGGTTGATCCCCATTTCTTTAGCTTTTTTGGCAATGACTAAAGCATTCTGTGCTTGTGACTCATTAAGTTCGTCAATGAATCCAAGTGGTGGTTGTTTGTCAGCCATGTTTATTCCTTAATTAAGCTCTGCGTCCAACCTTGCCTTGGCGTCTGGGCTAACTTTTGATGAACCAGACGACTTCTTGGTTGATGGCGAAGTTGGCTTTACAGGATCAGGAAACTTTACGTTAGTATAAATTCCACGAATAGTGTTGTCGTAGTTCTTAACCAAGTCCGTGTATTCAGGTGTGCGGGAATATTTGTCAAAAGACATGTTGCTGTCAACTAGAGCATTTTTGACAGCTTCATCAAACTTTGCTCGCTCTTCCATGTGCTTGGACTTAGCCATGATGGTTTGGAAGGTGTCTCGAACCGTAGGCCCCATTCGATCAAAGATAACTTGTTCAAAGTTTGAGATTGACCCTTGACCTGCCGCCAACGAGCGTAGACCAAATGTAACTTGCGCAAACAATGATAGGGCTTGTTGAGTCTTGCTAATTACGGTGTCAACACGTTGATCGTATTGTTGTCTGGTTTCACCAGCAATTTTTGGCAAATTAATCTTGTTGGCAGTAAATATGTCACGCACTTGAGGAACGCTGATACTGAAGCCTCGACCAAGGTTGATGCCATCTTCGGCAAGCTTCAACACACCGTTAAGGAAGCCGGGTCGCTCTAGTACACCCGTCACCTGATCCATTCCCTCACCTTGGAACAAATCTTGTATCACTTGCGCTGTTTGTCGTCTCGATCCAGCATCATTGCCAGCGTTAATCTTGGCGGTTGTGCGATCTGCACGAGCTTTAGATAACGCTTCCATCTCAGCCTTTTGGGTAGCCAAATCTAATTCTTGCTGTTGTTTCAATTCTGTGGGATTCAAAGCACCTAATGGCATAGCAACAGGTCGACCAACAGGTGTAACTTCAGTAGACTTGGCTTCAGAAGGAGTGGCTCCCGTAATTGGCGCTACAACTGGAGGCGTAGGGAACGTGGTATATCGATCAATCAATTGACTCAATGCTTTGTAGTTACCAGAAGCTCTTGCGTTATCGTATTCAATTGCGTCTTGTTCAGACATGTCAATATTCATTGCCTTGCGACCAGTTGCTGGGTCGGCAGGGGCAAAGCGTTGAACAGTAGTCTTGCCACCAAAAGGTGTGTATTGACGTGTTGTCTTGTCGTATGCGCCAGTTGGCTGTACAGAGATAGCCTCCAAGTTCATCTTGTACTCAGCTTCGAGAGCTTTACCAAGCTCTTGATTGGTATACATAATTCTGGCAATTTGACGAGGTGTAAGTACGCCTTTGCTTGTTTGTACAGCGGGGCCAGAGTTGTCGCCTTTGGGGGGTGTACCTGTTGTTGGCGCTTCGCCTTGTGGCGCTCCACCTATGGGCGATGCTGTAGGTTGATCACGATCATTCAAGAACTGTAGTCCTTGGGTCTTGCGAGCTTGTTCACGTTCGGCTTGGGCAAGCTGTAGACGCATTTGAGCGTTGTCCATGGCGTCTTTTTGCTTTTGAGCCATGACAGGAATAACATTACCAGCGGCTCCGCCTAAACCTTCAGCGAAGGAGCCAGTTTTGCCGGGCGTCAAGAACCCTTGCGCCATCGCCAACATCACTGGATCAATGGATGGGTTCTCACGAGCCGTCAAAGCGGCTTGTATGCGCTCTAAAGCACTTTGATACTTGGTATCCGCATCTTCGTTGATGCCAGCCAATGGAGCTAACGCTAGTTTTGCCATATTTTTGCCTTATCCCATAGTATCGGAGGGGGGTACTGCATCGCCTGTGTAGTCACCTGCCCCAGATCCAGTAGTCGTTGTTGTCTTAAAAAGATCGGTGAAATCTGGAAGGGTTGGAGAAATGCCTTTTAACAGCGATGGCAAGCCATACAAGAAGCCAGTCTTGGTAAATTTGCCAGTAACAGGGTCGGTAACACCACCCAAGCCAGAGCCCAAAAGAGTTCCAAGACCAGCGATTTGGGACATAACGGAGGGCGAGTAGACGCCGGGGACGGGGCCTGTCGCCGACTCCGTTGTGGTCGTTGGCTGTGTGTACCCACGCATCAATGCAGACACGTTTGTTGCGTTCTTGAGAGGCGCATCAAGGATCGACTGCTGATACGCCTGCTGTTCCGCACCACCCTTGGTCAACGCTCCTGCACCCTGCAAGCCAAGCAATTGCTCTTGACCAGCCAAGTTGCCCTGTGTAGTAGCCGCTTGGTTAAACAAGTTGCCTTGGTTGTACGCCGCTGTCATTGCATCAGCGTAACCTTTTTGCAGTGCGCCAGTCTGTTGACCAGTCAAGTTTGCCTGCATGTCAGCCATGGTTTGACCCAAAGCGCCAGCATAGCGTTGACCACCAAGACCGCCTGAACCCACAAAGCCAGCCTTCATCTGAGGCATGACGTTGCGTTGGATGTTTTGTTGTTGCAGTCGCTCCATCTCATTCACCACGTTCGTCGTGTATGGATTCATGAAGTTTTGAATCATCGTAGGAGACATGCCTTGGGCGGCTTTGCCTGCGGTTGTTTCTGCGGCAGTCAATTGAGGCACATACGATGCGGCGGCAGTTGGAAGCTTTCCATACCCCAAGTTCTGCATCTCTGTTAAAGGAGCCACCATCTGACCCGCAGGCTTATCTAGGGCAGTTGTGCCAGCACTTGCCAACTTTGATTGGTAGTCAGTCCAATACTGCGGCGCAGTTGCGGCAGTTGTCTTGTTGGTCGTTACGTCTGGTGCGGCAATGCCTTGGAACATATCTGCCATGGTTATCTCCTTGCCTTCTTAGGCTTGCGATGCAAAAAATCTAGGGGTGACTTGATTTCAGGTGGAAGATCTTTTGGTTTTGCTGATCTAACGTGAGCACGAATCCCATGCATCATGTCGTAGAGTTTATCCGAACCAGCCTTTGTTGAGCCATTTCCAATAGCCGCCACCACGTCAGCAGGGAATACAAATTCGCCGTCTGCAAGCATGGCAGGAATGTCATCTGACTGACCATCGCCCTCGCCAGAAACAGCGTCTCCACCACGGAAATCTACCCTTAGCTTGCCACCAGAAGCCATAAGAGGTGTGGTCATGCCTCCACCTGCATAACGCCCATAACGAGTTCCTGTAGCCCCTCCAGCCGCCATCAAGGGGGTAACTAGACCACCACTTGCGGCTTGTAGGTTTTGGTAGTCAGGGTTAAAGAAGCTCTCAATGGGTTGGAGTTCGCCAAACTTGTAGTAAGGGCTGGTCTCTGGCGCACCAAGTTGTCCAAACTTGTAGTACATGGGCATCTCAGGGGCGGTTGATTGTGTCATGTCAGATAAAGAAAGTGGTGCTTGTGGTTGCATTTGAGCGAATTGGTTCTGCTCAACTTCACTAGGGTTAACTATCTGCTCATTTTGCAGATTTAGCAACTCCCTGAACTGATCCACTTCGGAGGGTTGTTCTTCAGCAAATGTTTGGAACTCTTGTGGAGCCTGAATGGTGTCTTGGGACTCCGCAGGAGCTTGCGCAGACAAGGGGCTGGCAAAAGGTTCATCTGTCTCTTGTGACGTCAAGTACGTGGCTTTGAGCGGTTTTGGCGCTACTCCAAGCGATGTAGCGTCCTGAGGGTTGAACTGTTGAGCAAACGACATCTCCTCAGGTTGTTCAGGCGTTTTGGTCTTTATTACCTTGGGCTTGACAGGCTTGAGGTCAGGTGTTTTTTCTGGAGGCGGAGCTACGTAGTCCCAAAGCGTTCCAGTTTTAGGATCTATTGTGATACTGTAGTCTGGAAGCCTTATTACTGGCTTATCGGAGGGCGGAGGGCCGGGCGGAAATGGCTCTTCGTCTTCAGGTTTTTTTTCTTCGTCTTCAGGTTTTTTTTCTTCGTCTTCAGGTTTTTTAATTGGGGGAGGTGGCGGTTTTGGCTTCCAATCAGGAATGAGGTCTAAAGGCTTTGTAGGTATAACAGAATCTTGTTTGGTATCTTGTTTGGTATCTTGTTTGGTATCTTGTTTGGTATCTTGTTTTGGAAGAATGGTTGCGTTGGCTATTACGGAATCAGGAAACAATCTTTCTAAACTGAGTGGAGTTCCATCAAATCCGTAACCAATGATTCCTTTGTCTAAGTCTTCTTGCGTTACACGCTGAGGTTCTCGAGCAGACTCATCCACCCGCATTGGTTCACCAGACTCACCTCTAATGATGTAAGCCTCACGAGTAACTTGTTGACCCAAAGAGTCGTAACCCAAAACATTTGGATCATCGGTATCTTTTGGTGGCTTTACAAGGGTTGGGACGTAATACTCTATTGGATTGCCGTTGCTATCAAAATCAGTTACTAATGTTGTTACCTCTCGTCCGCTTGGGTCAATCTCAATTGATGTCAGCGGCTTCAATGCGGCAGGATTCAAAGCTTCCCACAATTGAGCGGCTTCAATTCTTGCTCGTTGCAACTTTTCAAATTCAATCTCTTCAGGCGCTCCAGCTTCTCCTGTATATGTCAACAATTCAAACAATGAGCCCAAAGGACTGGCTTTGCCAAGTGTTTTGAAAAACTCAGTTGCTTTGTATAGCTTGCTTGCTTGTTGAGGCGCTGTCTTTGCCTCAATGTCCATAATGCCAAGCAATGCATTTGCTTCTTCTTTTGTAATCTTTGCTCGTTGAGCAACAGGAACATACTCATTGTTAATCAGATCGGGTCTAAAATGAGCCAACGCCTGCATTAGTTCATTTGGTATGGTCGCAGTCTTAACACCCATTCGATTAAGCGAGCGCATAACACGAGCATCATCTTCCAAAGACCCCGTGGCGGAAACCAATGTTTTTGTTGCCGAATCCATGACAACTTTAATTTGTCTTTGATTTCCATTGGCATCAATGTCAATTACATACGCCTCTTTCGAGAATGGATTGATGTTTAACTTGCTTGGATCTGCAAAAGGCTTAGGAGGCGGCTCGAAGTCAGACATCTCACCCAAACGAGCTTGGGCAAACATGGGGTCAGTGACCACGTTAATTCCAATGCCACCTTCTTCTGGCTTGTACCCAGCCAATGTCTCAAACGCCTCTGTATTAGCTTGGCGAATAGCTTGATCAGCACGAGTATTGAGCGTGTCTTCTGGGGTAGTTTTGGCAAGAGCTTTTGTCTCAGCCTCAGATGGATCACGTCCAAACTTGTCTTTGAAGAATTCAGTAACTTCGCCAATATCAGTGATAAATGGATCTACATATCCTTCCATTTTTGCCACTTGTTTGGCTTCTTCAAACTGCCCTTTGAACCCCATTACTTCTTCTGGCGTTGGATCTCTTTGCAAATAACTGTTGAAGAAATTAACTATCTCTTCTTCAGTTGTGGCAAATGGATCAGCCTCTGCTTTTGCTTGAGCTAACAATTGCGCTTGGTCAATATCAGTCTTAACATACTTTTCAATTTGCTGAGGTGTTAAGTTGGTAACGCCTTCACGAGAAAATACATCACGTGCCTGATCTTCAGTAACAGTTCTGGACTTGATGTATGTGTCAACGTCTTTGTTGACTTGCGATGGGGTCGAGTAAAAAGCAAATTGCTTTATCTCATCAAGCGTTGCTGGTCGCCCAAACTTTTCACTAATCTTGTTATAGGCAACCACACCGTTTGCGGCTGATTGCAGACCAGAAGTAAGCAAAGATTGAGTGGCGGCGTCTTCAATGGGCTTGTCAAGTAGTCCAGCCTTTACGCTCTCGGTAAAAACATTCTTTGCGGGTACGGGAAGGTCGGAGAAGCCGGGGATCAAATTCAACAAACCCGCCGTCGATCCCGCCAACGACCCACCCAAAGACGCTTTAATCTGATCAGCAGATTGTCCTGTCGCCACCCCTTGCGCAACAGTAGCTGTTGCATTAACAACTGCTGATGTAACCTGTGGATTTTTTACCAAATCGCTGACATAGGGCGTAAGTTTGTCAGCACCTATGTTTACAGAGGCATTGATAATTCCAGCTTGTAAAGCCTTCTCAAAAGGAACACCAGAAGCTACTGCAACCGTAGTTTGTGCAACAGCGGTTGCCACAGCAGAAGCATAAGCGGCTGGCACACCTGCGGCAACCATATATGGCGCAAGATACGAAGCCGCATAAGGCATTGCAACCATTACAAGAAGTTGTCCAGCAGGCTTTGCTAGGATCTCTTCTTTTACAACATCTTCAACTTTTGCCGCCGCTTGAACAACTGGTTGATAAACTGGTCTAAGAACTGCATCATCAACTTTTGCTAATACATTGCTAACTGGCTGGGTAACTGGTTGAAGAATTGCATCATCAATTTTTGGCAAAACGCTGACAACTGGCTGAAGAACTGCGTCATCAAATTTTGCTAAAACATTGCTAATTGGTCTAAATGGATTACGGTAATTGTAATTACCACTAAAAACAGAACCAGCGTTGTTAACTGCCCCTGTTATAGATCCACCAAAATCTACGTCACCCATCCCTACGGCACTTTTTAAAGCTCCCATTACAAGGTTACCTCCGCAATATATTTGTGGGATTTACCTTGAGAAATATTTACATTTTCAGGATTGGTAGTTCTCACAATAAGATCGTTGATCTTAGGGTTGTCGTACGATGTTTCTGCTGTTTTAAAGCCTTCTTTTTTTAAAACAACATAAAGCTTTGATACATTTTTGACCAAGTTTTCTGGCGCATCAGCATTAAAACAATGAAATTCTGCGTGAGATTCGCTTATTGGGTGATACATCATTAAAGTATTTCCCTCTTGGATAACTGATGCACCACGTTTTTCTTTAAAACTCATGATCAACTCAGCCAATCCATTGGCGTCTAATCCTTGCGGATTGCGCTTGGCATCAATCATCAAAATTTCAGATGGTTTCATATCAGTTAACCGATGGGTTGACAGCATTGACTAGCTCTTGCGCCCAGTCTTGCCAATTGTTGAATGCGTCCGTCATTGGTATTGCCTCATTGCCAAACACGTCAATAGCTCGAATACCATTTCCCCAAATCTTCCAATCTGTCTGAGGGCTTGGTATTTCAAGTTGTTGTGCCGCATAAAGCTCACACATCAAGCATCCCCAAGAGTCAAACGTGTGTCCCCTTGGGTCATATACCAACGCAACATTAAGAGGACTATTAGTAGCCACGTACATCCCCTATGTTTGCCGCCAACAGTAGGCGTCCAAGCTGATAGTCACCACCCTGCGTGTTGCTTAGGAACTTCAATCGCAGTTCACGACGTTGTTCACGCATGTCCACTCTATGGGTGTCAGGCTCAAAGAGGTAAGGCCCTGTCGTGCTGTCATACGCCTGCGCATATGGTCTACCAGTCACGTAAACTTCCATCTCGCCTGATTGCAAAAAATCAGGCTCTATCCACTCTAAGTGCAACCATACGTTGTCGCCAACCATCGCAGGCTGTGAAGGCCCACCCGAGACGAGTCCAAGATCATTTGTCTCAAAGTAGCTCTCAATCGCATTGATAGCTATTCCTTGAATAGAGTCAGTACCAATTTCATGTTGCCACAAAGACACCGTTGACATGGTAGTGCTCAATCGCAATTGAAATCCTGAACCAACTGGAAGAGAGGCAGACAAGACATCTAATGTTGTATACCCTGTACCACGATTGGCAATTACCACTGTGGTTACTATTCCTCCAGCAACCGTAATGTTTGCTGTTGCACCAGTACCAGTACCACCAGTCAAAGCTGTAGAGAGGTACGTACCATCGGTATACAAACTGCCGCCAGCTTGAATAGAAAATAAATTGACGCCACCAGTTGCATTGATTGTGGTTCCAGCGTTAATTGGGTAGTGAAACACTTCTGAAAAATATCCAGAAGATCTTTGCGAACCACTGGCAAGACCAGTGTCATACCAAGTGTTCTCACGTATGTTGTAAATGATTGCATCAGTGCATTCTGTAGCGTCACCACGAGGGTAAAACCACCAAATCTCACCAAAGCGTGGAACCTTTGTTGCCCAAACTTTCTGCCTTTGCGAATAGTTTAGGTTGTCAAAGAAGTAGTTTTGGTTCATGTTGTTGGGGATCTCTTTGACCACACCGTTGTACATGAGGAAGCGATCAACACCACACCAATAATAAATGCCGTCATATTCAATGGCAGATTGGCTAGACAAAATTGAAGATTGGCTAGTAATGATGTCATAGCGCCAATATTGCGCAGGTGTACCAACACCACCAATGTAGGACACCCTAACCAAGCTATCCAAGCTCCAAAACAGCCCAGAAGGCGAGTTTGAACCACCCCTAACAGGTAGCCCTTGGACGATCTTGCCAGTCGCTACATTGACCTCGCTGGCGTCCGCAGAGACCCAATCATTTAAATTAGCCGCAGAGCAGTTCTTGATAAAACCATTGTTGCCATACACAAAAACATAAGGGTGTAAGGTAACCACACCGCCAGAAACGGATACGTTGTTGTCAAAGGTGACGGTCACAGTACCACTAGCAGTTGCTGGATTGGAGATGACAACGGTAGTAGTTGAAACGGAGACCACAGTAGTGTTTGCAGGGATACCAGTGCCTGTAACGGTTTGTCCAGCGCCAACCAAAGAGTTAGCAACAGACAAGGTAATAGTCGTATTGGTGTTGACGGTGGTGGCAGTGGCTGTAAATACGCCAATGCGAGTCATGGTGGTTCCTGTGGAGGAGCCAGCAAGAACGGGGGTGTTGGTGGCGTTGTCGATGAGTTGGAGGTTTTGACCCGGGTGCGCCAGAATCACACTCTGCCCTCCCCCACCCACATCAAAAAACCCATCAAACTGCCACAAATTGGTGGCGTTTGGCGTAAAGTAACTCAACGTAAAGTTTAAGAGCCCTGCACCAATTCCGTTGTTGTCAATTGGGAGCAACTGCAAGCCATCCGCATAACCGCTGTACACGTTGTTGAAAGCTTGTTGTGGGTTAACAAAGATCCCACGACTAGGGCCTGCCAAGTTGTTGACGATCTCACGATAACCAAGTATCTTGCGAGGACGACCACGTTGAAAGCGAACCCATCTACCGTCGTTGTAGAACTGTTTATCGAAAATAGTTCCATCCCGTTGGATGCCGGGCTGGGTATCGAGGGCAAATACCTTCTTCGTCATGTAAAGACGCCCCCAGCAACGCCAGTCGTAAAGTTCCCAGACCCCGTGACTTGGATTCCCGTGGCGGTTACATCAAGACGTTGGGTTCCCAAGATGGAGACGGCGAACTCCCCGATCCCGGGTCTATAGATGCCCGTGGAAGTCTCTGACGAGAAGTTCAACGCAGGCGTACCCACTGAGCCGTTGACCAAGCTGATCGACGTAGCGCCTGATTGGAAGGTGTTGGCGTTGAGGAAGTTTGTGCCATCGCAGATGAGCGTCGCTTGTTGACCGGGCGGTATTACGGCGTTCGCCCCACCCACAACCCCTGTCGTCAAAGTCAACGAGTACCCATTGTCCGTCGTTTGATTTGACACTACATACAAATTCACCACTGGCGGATACGTAACGGTCACGTTACCCGTCAAGTTGCCCACAAACTCTTGAATCGTATTCTGAACTTCGTTTGAGCTTAAAGTGTAGCTACCCGTAACAATTGGTTTAACTAGTGCAGTAAAAGCAAAAGTTGAGCTTACGCCATATCCAATCGTTATGTATTCTGTACCTGTGCAAACGATGAAAGACGATTCATTTGGGTTGTATAGCTTGGTCAAAGAACCATCAATTGTGTTTGAAGCATCACAAGTAACAGTCAATGATCCAGTGCCATTGTTCTTCAACAGCATGAACCAATTATTAGCCAAACTAACGGCAACTGGAAGGTACACAGTACCTGTACCACTACCCCAAACCTTTGTCTGCGCTCTGTCAGCGCTTAAAAAGGTGTACCCATTTGAAAAACTAGATGCTGGGTGCGTTAGGTTAAGAGTGCTAGAAATAGCTTGTAAGCCAAGTCCAGCAAGGGTTGTAGCATCTGCTGAAGATGTACCTGCACCAAAGTCAATAATAGACCATGTGCCATCTACCGTAGGGTTGGCTGTGAGGTAGATGTATGAAGCCTTGTTTGCGGCAACAGAAATAATGGTATTCCCACTATAGTCAACCACCGTAAAGGCAGTTCCTGTCATGTTGCGTATCAAGGCGTCTGTACCAACCGAGGTTTGGTTGGCAGGGGGCATATACAGCTTGCGTCCTGCGGCGTTTGGCGTCACATTCATGATGCGAGCCGCATAGTTGTCTGTTGCGTTGCCGTTGATAGGCCACGACAAATTGATGTCAGCGGTTAATGCAATCGCACGAAAACTGACATCCGTTGGAAGGATGACGTCACCAGTGAAAGGAGATATATAACTCATGAGTCCACCGCTATAGCTTGTCGATCAGCAACACGTAACCTATCTTCCGCCATCAGTGTTTGCATGATCAAGTCATACTGCTGTTGGAAGAAGGGCATGCGCTCATCGTTTCTGAGGAAAGGCATTGCTTGCATGAGTGAACCAAACAGCAAAGCCTGAGGGGCGTAATTTGTAAACCAATTGGTTTGATTGCTTGAATCCAAGGGTTGGACTCGTTGGTAGTACAACACTTCAAAGTTGTATGCGACATCAGGCGTTGGAGCTATCAACCAATGGTCGTAGTCGTAGTCGCAATAGAACTTGGGAACGTCTGTGTCCGTGGGGTTAGGCCAATACTCTCGAAGGTATTCGTACTTGCGTAGCAACACGGGTTGGCGCTCACCACCCACAGTGACGTTCATAGATACCGTCTTGTGCCAACGAGCAGGTTTTTGAATGGTTGCATCACCTATAACCATCGTGCTTGTGTTTACTGTCAAGTTGCCAAGAAACTTAATTTGGCTTGCAATAACTTGTTCTGCCAACATGATAAACAAAGGAATTTTTTCAATCGTAGCGGCATCAGTACGTTCCAAATAGCTTTGGATGTTCTCTACGAGTGAGTCGTACGTCATTACACTAGCTGTCGTCATGGAGTCGCCTCTTGGGTTTCAAGGATATTTTGACGCCGCTTTTTCCAAACAGCCATTTGCCTCATTTTAAGCCTCCTGTCGTTGTATGGCAACTACTAGGCAACCAACCCATTTAGGTAGGTAGTTTTCCCAGCCACCTTGGTAGCGGTCAGTTCTTGTTTTTTGAGGTTGTTAGGGTCATAGGAGACGTGTACCCATCCAGAGTCAGGTATTCCGCTTGTGTAGAACTCAAGGATTAGTTGGGTATAGTCCAAATTATCCATAATCCATTGGGCAAGCTCTGCATTTGGGACGCTAGGGATCTCTATATCTGCCGCCATGCCCTTGACATGGTCTGAGGTCAAACTTCCATTCGCCGCTCTATTCAATTCGACACAACGAAACGCAGAATTCACCTTAACACCCTTGCCAAAGTGGTCACGCACGGGTTGGAGAACCTTCTCGCACAGCAGGCGCAAAGCCTGTGTTTCCGCCTCATTGGGCGTATTGTCAATATCCAAGCGCAAGGCTGTCTCAGACTTGGTCATCTCGTGTATGGAGAAGTTGGCTGTCAGTTGGGTCATTTAAAGCTCCTCATTTGGTTGTATTGATCGATGCAGGCGTTGAGACTGCGGATGGCTTGGTCGCCTCGACTGGTGAGATCGACAAGAGATTGAGCAATTCTTGGGTCAAGCTCGGCTCTTGTTTCTGTATTTCCTGCGGCAGAGGTGGGATCTGAGGAGGCTGATACGGGGCAGGAGGTTTGAACAGGGATGAACAGCTTGCGCTCACCAGAGGCAATATCAGTACGTAGCTTAGTTTCTTTAGCTTTTGCAACATTGTTGGCTTTCCTCAAAGTTTGGGCGTATGTTTGAGCAACCTCCCCCATACGCTGTTCTGTTTCTCTTGCCTGTTGGTTCAAACGAGCAATCTCAATCTGTTGGCGTTCATACTCATTCTGTTCACCGCTGTAATATCCAGCGCCAAAGCTACCCAACACCGCCAAAACGATGCCTAGTAGGACGTAAGGATTGAACAAGCTCATGGCTTATTAACCTCTTCATCGTCATGGGACAGCTTGATGCCAGCCAACAAACCAATAAATCCACCCACCACCGTTTGGAACGCTGGGCTGATGAGTTTGAAGATTTCGGTGTTGTCTACCTTGTCGTCAAACAACGCAATCATTAAGGTAAACACCATGCCACACACAACGATGCATAGAGTTGATGCAACCATTAAGGTCACCCTATAAGTCAGCTTACCTCGTAGTGTTTGCTCCATGCCTATTCCTTATGGTTTTGGTGGCTCATCAGTATCGTTGGCTTCGGCTTTGGCTACCGCATTAGCTACCGCCTTGATCCCTGATCTTCCAGCCACGCCACCAAGCACCCCAGTGATGAAAACCATTATTGTTGAGATCTGTTGGGTGTAGATCTTGTCGATGGGAGCCATGCCAGCCATGGGTTGAGTGACGTAGGTCACTGAGTACAGAAATGCCACCATAGCGCCAAGCAGAATCGTCACCAAAATGACGATGACAAAAGCCCAAACACGAACTTCGATCTCTTCTGCGGAAAGGCGATTATTTGGTTTGTATCCAACAGTAGCCATCATTTCTTCTCCTGTTCAGGTTTAATAAGTTGCTCTGGGCATGTGCCAGTAGCGGTACATATTGGAGGCTTGCACTCGACGTTATTCCAATTTGTCGGATTTTGGCAGGGGTATCGAAAACGATCTTCGCACCCCACCAAACACAGGGTTATCAGCAAAGGTATCAGGCTTCTTGTCACGTCGCTCCCTTTCAATTTCTCGTCTTAACTTTTCAACCTTCTCCATCTGCACCTTGGCTTCATGCTTTGTCTCCAGCACATCCAAATACAGCATACCCAACATGGGCAGAAGTAGGGCAATCAACACACATGCGGCGATCCATCCCACTATGTCTTCCCCCAACGATTGATGAACAGGAGCCACATCCATAGGTAAAGTAGGAATATAGAAGTCGCTATTAGATACGCTGACTTTTGTTGGAAGTTTCTTTTTGCCTCCCGACGTTGCCATGCCTTGTACCTCTCCTTTGCCTCTTCCTTCAATCTGGCTTGTTCCTGCTCCTCTTTAATAATGTCACGAGTCTCAAACGTCTTGCTGTACAAAGCGCCCATTTCTTTGGGAGCGCCGTACACCATCGCCTCTCTTATCTCAACCTCTAAAAGCGCCATTTGATCCTGCGCCATTACCCGTTTTAGGGCGGCTTCCATTAAGTTAGCGTTGGGGTCGTAGACGTTCTTTGACTTCTCTTCCTCTTCCCTTATGTGTGCCGCTAACTGCTCCTGAAGGCGAAAGAACGTGGTCAATTGCTCCACGATGTCTGACATCACCTTGGTTTCGTCAACGGCTACATAGGCTTCCTTCTTTTTCGCCATAGGCTTTGGCGTTGTTGGTTTTGTTCCAAAGAGCTTAGACCAGAACCCACGGACTTCGTTTGCGACACCAATAGCTTCGTCAACAGTGGACTTGACTTCCATGAAGGACTCTTTGCACTGTTTGTACAAAGCGGTTCCTTCTTGGATTGCAGTAACACAGGCTTTTGCGGCGAAGAGGATGGTGATTGGGTCAATTTATAGCCCCAAGATTTTCTTTACAAACTCGCCAGCCACGCCCGGCCCAAACAGAACGCACACAATAAGCGCATACAACAAGTATTCGATCTTCGACATGCGCTTGTCCCCATCCCTCAAGGAACGATCAATGCTGTTGTAGCGTTCGGTACAAACCGCTTCATGCACAGCAAGCTTGGTCTCTACGTTGTCCATCACTCATCCTGAGGGGGGGAGGCTTGTTCCTTGGCTTCCTTTTGGATAGCCTCTATGATCTGAAACACTTCCGTGTAAGGACGATTTCCAAGGTATTGAAGGACGGCATTTACCAAGTTTGTTGAAAGTTTAATTTCGTTCATAGTGTCTCCAATTTTAATAAGCCCATCGTTTCTTAGGTTGTGGTGGCTCAACCATCTTGGCAATCTCTTCTGCGTAATACTGCATGCCAAACTGACCATCAACCCTCACATCGTGATTTTCTGGGGGTACAAATAGCTTGTTGGTATCCTCAAATCGACCTTCTTTGATGCGATCCACCCAAACAATGAAGTGAGCGCCAAAGGCTTCTCGAGTCTCAGGGGTAGGACAAACAAAGTCGGCGATTACATGAGCGCCGTACCTTGAAGCAATGTCGCACATCACACCCATGCGCCTTGCATGTTCCAGCCTATCAGCCACGCTAAAGCCCAGATCCTTATTGATTTCCTTGCGCACCTCATCGGCATTGAAGTGGACGCAGGAAAGCTCTCTTGCCAAGGCTGTAGCAAGGGTGGTTTTACCCGCACCGGGCAAGCCCATGATAAGGATCTTCATCTCTGGCTCCTTGCTGGTTTAAACGCCTTTGCCTTGATATGCACCTGAAAACAAGTGTTGTTGTACTTGTTCATCTCCAACTCAGCAAACTCTCTTGGCTTACCCTGAACGTGCTCATTGAACCACGGTGTCAGATCGTACCCAACATCCATGACCGCCACATCTACGCCGATCTGAAGACCCAACGTGGACTCCTGCCCACCGTTCTCTATGGTCTGGGTATTGCGCTGTTGGTTAAACATGTCAATCCCTAGAGGTGTGATCTTCCTGACGTGCGTAGCGTCATGGTGAAAGTTGTCGTGGTTGTGGTGAGGAACGGTAATCAGTACCAACGCCCCATCCTTCAACACACGGTACATCTCTTTCCAGACGTGGAAGTAAACCTTTGTTGTTTGCCCAAGATGTTCAAGAACATGGTTCAGGACAATCTCATCTACGGAGTTGTCCTCAAAGGGCAAGCTATCTTCTAGGTCAGCCAGTACGTCAGGTTGGCAGTTTGGATCACTGTCTACGTTGACATAGCCGTCTAGCTTGTTGTAGCCACAACCAAGGTTTAACTTCACAGAGCGTCTAATTGATCGTGGGTTGTACAAGCATCAATTGCGGCTTGCTTAGTGATCATTGCTTGACGTGCTGTCTCAATGGCAGAAGCATCGTATGTCTCAGGATTACGAGCTTGAGAATTCACAACCTGTTGGAACTCAAAGCCAGCGTTGGACTTCATGCCACCCTTGCGCTCGTCAACAGAGATCTCGTATGTATCCCAAATGATTTGCACTGGATCGACGTTGAGGTCAAAGCGGTGTGCTGTGTAACCTTGACGTCCAGCTTGGATAGCAGGACGTACTTCGACGGCATTGCGCCAGCCGTTGTTGCCTACACCTTCAGCGGGTGGGGTATCCCATACCTGCTTAACTTCGTTTCCGACTACCTGAACGTAATGTGTCATGTGTGACTCCTTGTGAAAAATTAAAGTTTATGCGATGGCAATAGCAAGCACCACGTTAGATCCGGCTTCTACAGTTTGCCAAGAAGTTAGCAAACCGACTTGCGTTGGGGAGGAGCGGTTTGTTGTATCCCCAAGCCCCAAACTTCCAAATGTGGTGTTATAGCCCCATGCCCAAAGAGTACCGTCAGTTTTAATTGACGCACACCCATAACCAGCAGCCGAAATTAAAAGCCATGTAGTAAGCGAACCTATTTGTTTGGGGGAAGAGTAATTAGTAGTGTTGCCTAGTCCTAACTGTCCGTTGCTATTTTGTCCCCAAGACCAAATATAGCCACCTGTTGCGGTTGCCACAGTGTGATACACCCCACCAGCAACGGCTACCCAAGTGGTGAGTGATCCTACTTGCTTAGGACTTGAGTACTTTGTAATATTTCCTTGTGCTAATTGACCAAAGGCGTTATTACCCCATGTCCAAAGAGTACCGTCAGTTTTGGTGGCAATGGAGTGGTAATTTCCACAAGCAATATTGAGCCAAGTAAGGAGTGCTCCTATTTGAACAGGACTAGATCTGTTAGTGATGTCTCCTAAGCCTAACTGACCAGAGGAATTCACCCCCCATGCCCACATAGTACCGTCAGTTTTGGTGGCAATGGTAAATTGCGCCCCCACGGAAATATTATACCAAGTGGTGAGTGATCCTACTTGCTTAGGACTTGAGTACTTTGTAATATTTCCTTGTGCTAATTGACCATCATTGTTATCACCCCAAGCCCAAAGAGTACCGTCAGTTTTAATTGCAATAGAAAAACTCTGACCAGCAGAAATCTTTGACCACGTTGTCAATGCCCCGACCTGCACAGGAGATGACCTATTGGCGGTATCTCCTAAACCCAGTTGACCATTGGTGTTTGCCCCCCACGACCAAAGTGTCCCGTCTGTTTTTATAGCTAACGACAAGTTAGCGCCTTCAGAAACTTTTGACCATGTGTTTAATGCCCCCACTTGTTTAGGTGACGAGTAGTTTGTAGTGTTTCCAAGGCCAAGCGCTCCATCAGCACCTCGGCCCCAGCTAAACAATTTTGGCGTGGGTTGGACAGGCCAAGTCCCCAACGCCACAGCGTTAGCTTGACCAGAGAGACTCCAGATGCCTGAGTATTGAACGCCTGTAATGACTGTTGTTGCCATGATTTATCCTAGGGCAAGCGTTGAGCCGCCTGCTCTTGAAGAGTATCCCCATGTTGTCAAAGACCCAACTTGTACGGGGCTAGAACGATTAGTTCTGTCTCCCAAGCCAAGTTGCCCTACACTATTGCTTCCCCATGCCCAAAGAGTTCCGTCTGTTTTTATAGCGGTCATATGTTGAGAAGCATAACTATTTGCAGATAAATATAGCCAATTAGTTAAAGCTCCAATTTGAGCTGGGCTAGAACTATTGGTTACAGTTCCATTACCCAGTACACCAGAGGGGTTTGTACCCCAAGACCAAATAGTTCCATCGGTTTTAATTGCAAAACTACCTCCCCCTGCATTAGAAATTTTTGACCAAGTTGTTAATGCACCAATTTGCTTGGGGCTTGAGTAGTTAGTTGTATTCCCTAATCCTAATGATCCAGTAGAATTATCACCCCAAGCGTATAATGCTCCGCTAGTTGTAACGGCAATTGCGGCATAACCACCTGATGGTGAAACACGTGACCAATTAGTCAATGAGCCAATTTGTTTTGGGGAGGAATAGTTAGTTATATTGCCTAAACCAAGTGCTCCTTGACCACCATAACCCCATGACCATATTGTTCCATCAGTTTTTAAAGCATAACAACTTGCATAAGAACCCGAGGCAGTATTTAACCAATTAGTTAACGCACCAACTTGTTTAGGTGAAGAATAATAAGTTCTGTTCCCTAAACTTAATTGACCAAAATTATTTTTCCCCCAAGACCACAATGTGCCGTCAGTTTTTACTGCGAAACAAAAACCATATCCTGCGGCAACATTTAACCAACTTGTAAGAGCCCCAACTTGCTTAGGAGATGAGTAAGAAGTGATATTACCTAAACCTAGTTGACCAAATTGGTTTTGACCCCACGACCAAAGAGTTCCATCTGTTTTAACAGCCGCAACACTAGAATTTAATCCTGCAAAAGAACTCCAATTAGTAAGAGAACCAACTTGTTTTGGCGAGGAATAATATGTTGTATTTCCTAAGCCAAGTTGTCCACTATTGTTTTTTCCCCAACTAAACAAGTTGTAAAAAGTAGTCGAGGTCTGAGCCGCTAGAGGGTTGAACCCCGGCTTGTTGATCCCAGAAACATATCTGAAGCTCACGACACCATCCTTAGTTCTACTTTGTTCATGCTCAGTCTTTCTTTGATCTTGTCAAACGGAGCCTGCCAGTCACCAAAAACCTCTTGGCGAATCAGCTTCATGTTGTCGTAGTACGGACACTTGTCACCATCCAGTGCATACAGGTAATACCCCATCACAGGGATAACCACCCAAGTCTCCACACCCATAGCCGCCGCCAAATGGCTCACGGACGTACAAGAACTGATGACCAGATCACAGGATGCAACAGCGTTTTTAGTCTCGTCCCACGTTCCTAATGGTACTTGTTTTACCCATGTTGGGCAAGCATCCGCACCCTCATCCCGCTGTAGGCTAATGAACTCGTAGTCCGCACCACGCACTGCATCAAACAGCATTTGGTACGGAAACTTCTTGTTATGGTCGTCCTCAAACTT